TTCATTAATACTGATTTTCCAAAACCTCTTGGAAGCACATTACAAATACGTGCTCCAGGTTTTGTACTAATTAATTTTTTACCTAAAGTATGGTGAAAAGGAGGAGAAGCTGATTTGTGTAAAAAATCATTTGGTAAAAACAACTTACCAAACAGTATTAAATCTTTAGATGCTTTGTGTAACAGCACCTCCTTATCAGATAAACTAAGCTTTTCCATTATTTTCTATAAATTCCTTACTAAACCCTATCAAGTCCATATCTTCGTCATACATACAAAGGCACGCACAATCAACAGTAATGTACTTATCCATAGGGATATTCATGATAGTATTTAACAAAAAGTCACTATACGTTATCGGCGACTTCTGTATCTTCACTTTCCTCTCGCACATCTGACAGTTGAGGTATTTCTCTTTCTTGGCTTGCGATTTGTTTGACATCTTTCCCTTCCAATGCTGCTAGTTGTTCAGGGCTAAAACCCTTAAACAATGCGATAGATTCAGTTTTTTGTTCTTTCTTACCTAGTAATCCAGATATTTCCATTAGCATCTTTAGCGACGAAATCTTATCGCTATCTCTTGCTTCAATATTATCTACAATCTCTTTTGTTTTTAATAGTAGATATTCTGGCGTAATCTCTGTCTTATCTAGTATTTTCTGTATTTCTTTATCAATCAAGGTTTGTATCCTTTCTGTTTTTAACAACATACTACTTTGCTCTTTAATATACTGCTCAGACTTTGCTTTAGGGTAAGCTCGTTTAAACGACTCCATCACCCCATCGCCTTTGGCAACATATCTAGCAAATAGAAATTCTTGCTTTGTTGGCTTGACACGTTCTTTAAATACAGTATTAGAGTTCTTCCCACTAAACTTGTATATGCTTTCACGCATTTCGCCTTCCATTTTTATGGTAGGAGCACAGTTAAACATTCCAATCGCAGTGCGTACATAGCGTTCGTTGTTGATTACCCCACGTTCTAACACCTCACAAACCTGCCCATCATCTGTTAAGGTCCATGAACCAACTGGAGCATTCCTCCATTCTTCTAGTACGTCTTGTAATGGCATAGCCTGCCTAAGCTCATTGATATTGTCGTATACAATGTGCTCCTGACCTTTTATAGTTCTTTTCTTCATTTACGGTGTACGATGTATTCTGGGTCTTTATCGCTTAAACGCACTTCTACCCATCCTTTTGTTTGTGGTTCAAACATAGCATAGCGTGCATATTCAGCATATCCTATAAAAGAACCCCCACGCACGAACCATTGTCTTCTTACTTCTTCGCTATCTTGCATAATTTCAAAAGAATCTATTGGTTTTGCGTATAATTGGTGGTTATGCCCCAAATAATACATATCAGCATCAGGAAATATGTTTCTAAGCCTTGTTAGCTCCATATCTCCGTTTTTTGCACCACTTTTTCCATGTCCACTTGCAAATGTGAAGCGATTATGTTTGTAATTAATCACTGCATATCCTGGAAATGGATAATATGGTACTTCAAGGTCGTCACATAGCACACGAATTATGTCAATTCCTGCTAATCTAACAGAACGTAGCGTATCATGATTCCCTCCACGTAAAAATATACACTTATCCATGATAGGTCGTATCATTTTAACAAATTGAGCGTATTGTTCGTTGTTATCAAACAACTGGTCACCTTCTGGTATGTGATAATTAGGTGGAATAAACTCTAACATATCACCATTTCCGAACCAAAGTGCATTTGGGTCTTCATCTATCATCTGTATTGCTTTTAAAAACAGACTTCTATCAAAGACTTTACTACCTACATGAATGTCTGTAAGACAATGTAGGTTTACTTTAGCTTTTTTTGTATTGTGTTCTAATATTTTACCTGGATTAATCATTCTGTTCTCCGTTTTCTGAGTCATATTGTTTACTGTACATAGTATAACTCAATAATATTATACTATAATTTATCAAATCAAGCATTGTGTCTTCTACCTTTTCTTCATTAATAGCTCTTTCTCCATTTCTTTCTAACAGATTAGAGATTCTAGCTATTTTATCAGAGATACGAACAAGAATGCCAGTTGATGTATCACAAATTTTTAATGCTTCTACCATTTCAAAGTTAGAAAATGGTTCTTTTATTTGTGCATAATCTATATTCTTATTATCACATAGTGCTTTTGCTTTTTTTACTATAGCGTCGTAATTAGGAATCATATTTTCCTCCTGCTTTTTTCCATAAGTATTCACCAAAACCCATTTGGTACAAACTATTTGCTAATACTTGTACTTGTGTTTCAGTCATTTCTAAACTACTTCCATGTGTAATACCATGTAATACTTCATGAATAAGTACTTCTAGTAGTTTACTATCTTTCATATCGTGTTCTAATACTATTTCACAGTTACGCATAGAAATAGCACCTAGTATTTCAGAATCAGTTGACCCTAAGTCTACTTTAGCACCAGATATAAAACGAATAGTATATTCATGACCATTTATAGGTAGCTTCATTATTTTATTTTTTTGCTTTTTCAGCTTTTTCACTTTTAGCTCCCTTTATTTGGTCTTGTAAATATTTATTAAATTTATCTGTATCTTTTTTCATTTTTATATATTTATTAATGACTGATTCTATCAACATAGTTTTCTCATGTAGTCTAAATATATCCTCCCTAATGAGAGCTAAATGATATAGAATATCTTTTTTAGTCGGTTTCTTCGGTTTCTTGATGGGCATCAGTTTCCTCCATATCGTATTTTTTTGTTTCTATGATTAAGTTTAGCAACGATGTAATATACGTATCTTCTAACGCACTAATGTGGCGAGAAAATGCTTGGGTAGTTACTTCTATTGCTATCTTTAATTCTTCATCTGTAACAACATCTAATAGTTGTCCGTTTAATTCATCATGTTCTAATAAATTTGCATGGTGCAACGATTTGTAGCGACACCAGTTATTATATTGTCGTTTTACGCTTTCTTTTGTAATAACACCTAATACTGTTAATACATCACTTTTTTCTTTTGACATTTTTATCCTTTTTCTTTTTAAAGATTTTATCCCAGCGTTCTTCGTATTCTTTTCTAGATATGGATGTAGGTCTTGGTTTATCGCCTTTACCTGCTCCGTTTGGTCCGTTAAACATAATAGAGCTTACTATGATAGATTGGAAAAAGTCAAGAAAAAAATTATAATATTTTTTAGACCCTTACCTACTTTGTACTTGACATCTGCCGTTTTTTTTATTAACTTTAGTTAGGATAACTCTACTAAACTACTAGCTAGTATAGTTATATAGTTAGCCGTTTCTGTAACTCAAGCAATATCAACACTTCCAGACACAACACAAACTAAAAAAATAGCTGAAGTATTTGTGAAGTTCTTTTTTTTCAATCGCCCCCCTAGTCTTTTTCTAATTAGGAATTGTAAAAGTTGGTTGAAATTCGGTTTAACTCTTGATATTGTTAGACTTACAACTATTTGAGAAAGTCAAGTCTTTTTTTTTCTTTCTTATGCTATTATAATTATTGCAGACCATAGCTAGCTACTCTCTACCGACGGAGACCTAGCAACACTTGACAAGTCTTTATATATTGTTATATTACAGCCCTTTCCCACGCATAGAAAATTATATATAGTTCCTATATCTAGACCCAAGCCAGACCCATCCCAATATATATAGACAGCGTTTAAACAGCCTTTAAATACCTACATTACCAGCTTTAAATAATACTTTGGATTGTTTAAACAGCCTAAGCCAGAGCCCCAGATTTGAGCCGATTTTATGACGACAAAAAAAAATGTTTGCACAAAGTGTAAAATATATTATATTGAGTAGCTTTGATAATCACACAACACAAAGGAAAAACAAATGAAAGCAAAAGTGGTGGCGACCAAAAACGCATCGGTTAAGGTTGAGAACTTAGAAATTAAGATTTCTCAATGGTTGGAACAAGCGACGCAAGAGCTACAAAAAAGAGTGTTTGCACCAGTAAATTTACAAGTTCCGAAAAAGTTAAGAATAAATGTTGGCTCTATGACGGGCAGAGGTGATAGAAATCACACGCTCGGCTGTTGCTATCGCTCAGACATAGCACACGGCGTTAATATGATAACTCTAAACATCTCAACGACTGACGCTAAAAACAGCTCAAGAGTTCTTGACGTTCTAGCTCACGAATTAATCCACGCTATTGACGATAACAAGCACGGGCACAAAAAAGAGTTTAAGAAGATGGCGACAGCTATCGGCTTAACTGGTCAAATGACAGCGACTATTGCAACACCAGAGCTAAAGAAAACGCTTGATAGTATCGTCAAGAAAATCGGCA